CTATCTTCCGTTTGCCGAACACAGGGCTATTCTGTGCCCGATACTTGAGGAACTTCCAGCGGGGGAATATATACGCTCAATAACGGAAATCCGCGCCGCACTCGCTTGCTGCAAACAATCCGCCGCGCAGAGGAGCAGAAATCTGTTCTCACTCAGCGCGAAATGGAAATTGCGCGCCTCGCCGACAAGGGATTCAGCAACGGCGAAATTGCCGAAACACTGTTTCTTGCCGCGAGCACGGTAAAGCGTTCGATGGTTGATATTTTCCGTAAGCTTGGGATAAATGCGCGAAAAGACCTCAACCGTTGTCGCAAGCATTTCATCGAGTAATTCTGAATTTTGAAACTTACCCGCAAATACCCACCGCCTATCCGCACCTACCCGCACACCCATCCCCCCACTCGGCACATACATATAAACCACACCCGCACCCCCTGTTTTTCACCCGAAAAGTTACAACTGAACAAACACCTGCACCCCACTTTAAAGCGGTGAAGCAAGGATATATAATCATCGCATAAACCACACTAGGAAAGTTTGGTTTATGCGATGATTTTTTGCGGGCGGGAGGTCTTTTGCCTCATGGAAAAGCGTGAACTCCTTAAAATCACAATTGTATACCGGTTCTTCTCAATTCTCGCTTCGACCACGACATATCTCGCACTCACGCCTAGAGGTCTGAACCGCGAGAGAATCCTGATAGTTTGCGGGATGCTTACTGCCTGTATTATAGGCGCGTTTTTATATATCCAGAACTATTCCTCAACCGCGTGGGAGAAAAATGTCACCCTCGCGCTGGAGCTTGTTGCCTACGGCGTGCTGCTTGTTCTTAGCGGTGGTTTTGCGAGCGCGTACCTGTGGTACTTCGCAAGCGTCCTTGCGGTTATCATAGCGATGGACCGCGAAACCGAGGTGCCGGAGGGGAATGGAGATACCCTGCGCGGAAAGATTCCCGTGCTGTCGCTGATTTCGGTTCTGTGGTGCGTACTGTGCGGGGTTGTCGGCATTGTGTACTTCTATCCCGACAATGTGTCCGTTTTCCCGGAGCTGAACGCGGGCATAGGCTTTGTGATTCTTACTGTCGGATTTTACATGCTTGCGGTTCATGTGTGCAAGGTGGAGAAAAGCAGTGCAGAGCTTTCAGTTTTGAACCGCAAGCTCTCCGCCTAGACGTTTCAGCGCGAGCAAGCATTGCGTCAGACAGTGGAGCTTTACGACGCGATTAATCTTTTTGCCTTTACCGACCCTGAAAAGACGCTCGAAAACCTCGCCGCGCTGTTGAACCGTTCACTTGCGCCAAAGGGATGTATTCTTTTTAAATACGGCGAGCAGGACAGTCTTAGATACGTCGCCGGATCGGGAATAGACCGCGAAACCGAGCTTGGGCTTCTGTTGCAACTCCGGCAATGGATCAAAACAAACGACTCGCTCACAAGTCAGGGAAAACTTCTTTTTAGCGGCAGGATTTTTGCAATTTTCCCACTATAAAACTACCGTCATCACCTTGGCGGTATAATCCTTTCGGCAGATGACACATACGAGTGGGAGTGTGATGCCTTTTACCCGCAGCTTGCGCAAAACGTACTGTACGGCATGGAAATGCAGGAGATGGCGGGCGACTATATTGTAAATCAGGAGCAGCAGCGAATCGCGAACTCGATCCACGACACCGTAATCCAGAAATTGTTTGCAATTACATGCAGTTTGCACCTTATGCGCAACGGCGTCGAGCTGCCTGCTGACGAGCTTCGCAAAAAGCTGACGGACGTTGCTGTACCCAAGCCCTCTATGAAAGAGATAAACGCACCGGCTGCATTGTCTTTCCAAGCGGCGGCGAACTGCTCGGCGGACATGCCCGCAACCTCGGCGTACTGTGTGAGGTCTTTACTCCCTGTCGCGACGGCGACATTTATCATGTTCAGAGCTTTTGAAAATGCCGTGCCGCCAGCCTGTGCTTCCAAACCAAGCGAGGCCGCAGCTCCGGCGATACCGAGTATTTCAGCCTCGGTAAGACGCGCCTGTGCGCCCGCTGACGCGAGGTTTTGCGCCATGCCCGCGATTTTAGATTCTGTTGTAGATAGGTTGTTGCCGAGGTATGTAATGGTCGAGCCGAGACGGTCAAAGTTCGACTGGTCCATTTTTGTGATATTCGCAAACTGTGCGAGCGTCATTGCGGCAGATTCGCCCGCCATATCAGTAGCGACACCGAGGTCGGCCATTACGCGGGTAAAGCTGACAAGGTTTTCGTTTTTAATTCCGAGCTGACCGGCTGTTTCTGTTATTTTCGCAAGGTCTGTCGCGGCGGTGGGGACGACAAGCGCAAGGTTACGGATTTCCTCGCCCATTGCTTTAACGCCCGCGTCCGTCAGGTCAGTTGTTTTTGCTACACCTGCAAGCGCGTCCTCAAAATCAACGGCGGCTTTGCCCGCGCCGACAAGACCGGCAGCCGCAGCCCCTGACAACGGGAGTATAGCGTTGGCTATGCCGTTTATGCGCTGCTGGGCTTCCTCAAGGGATTTAACTACGCCGTCAAAGCGGATTCTGGCGAGTTTTTCAAGCTCCTGCTCCGCTTTTTTTGGCTGCGTTTTCTGCTTTTTCGAGGTCAATACGCACCTGCTGGATTTCCTCGGAGGTTTCCTCATAGCCATCTTTGCGGAGCTTCTCCAATGCCTGACGTTGGAGGTCAACAGCGTCGCGCGTTTTAAGTATGTTCTGACGCGTAAGCTCAAGTGCGCGCTGGAACTTTTCGTTATCCCATTCAAATTCAAGGGATTTTTTCAGGGCGCCTATCTCGGCGTTATTACGGCTGATTTCGCCGCGCACCTCTTTTAGCGCCGCGCCGAGCTTTGTAGTTGTGCCGGAAAACTCGACCGATACTTCGCGCACAACCTTTGAGGCTGATTTACTCATATTCTATTAGCCTCCTGTAAAAATATTTTCAAAAAAGTACTTGACAAATACGCATAATATGCGTATAATATAATCAAGAGGTGAGACAATGAAGCGTAGAGACTTAATCAAAAAACTGAAAGCAAACGGTTGGTGGGAACTGCGAGACATCGGGCCGCACACGATATACACCAACGGAAAGCAAAACGAGCCAATCCCGCGCCACACCGAAATCAACGAAAACTTAGCAAAGGCAATCATCAAGAGGCAGGGGCTGAAATAAGCCCCTCGCCGAATGATTCATATAATCAAAACAAAAGGAGAATTTGTTATGAAAAAAGCATATCCAGTCATATTAACGCCGGATAGCGACGGTTTTTTCGTCACAATACCCGACATTGACAGAAACACGCAGGGCAAAGATATTGCGGAGGCTATCTATATGGCGCGTGAAGCTTTGGGCGCATGGGCTATATGCGAGCAGGACGCAGGACGTCCGGCTCCCGAACCGGAAACAGTGGGCTATTCAAAATCAGAAATAGACATTGTTACGTATGTTGACATTGACTTTGCAGAGTATCGCAAGGCTGTTGATATGACCGCCGAAAGAACAAATGTAACTTTGCCGCGATACCTGAAACGCCAAGCCGAAGCGCGCGGGATAAACTTTTCGCAAGAGCTAACGGAGCGACTAAAAGAAAGGCTTGAGCTATAACGATGGAAAGCGCTCCCTTTCGGGGGCGCTTTTACAATCCGTAAAATTCGAGAACACTTGCAGGGATATCGTCCGCACTAACGCCGGGGTCATATGTTTCCGTCAGGATTAGATATAACAAAACGGGGTCTTGCCTGTCGATTTCAGACGGCAAAAGCCCGTGATTTTTCAAGAGTGAGTTGTAGAGAGAGCGGATAGGGTGACCTGCACCGCCGACAACCTCCGAGGTTTTTGACTTTTTTGCAGACTTGACCGAGAAAAACAGTTTAAGTATCTGCTCCACGGCGGGCAGGAGCGTTTTAGCGTCGAAAGAAAAAATTACACTCTCGCCGTGCGCAGTATAGGCAAAAAGGTTCGAAAGTCCGAGTAGCGCAGCGTTATCCATATCAGGCTTCGTGTCCGGCTCGTCTGGGTACATCACGTCATACATCACGCGATAGCACTCCATATCAAAAGGGCGGGTGCGGATTGTTTTGCCTTTTAGATTAAAAGTAATTATTCGGCTCAAAATTTCACCCAATTTCAAAAAAAATAATTATAAAAACACTTGACAATACACACTATAGTGTGTATAACATAATCAAGAGGTGAGGCAATGAAGCGGAAAGATTTTATTAAGCTTTTAGAGCGTAATGGATGGTGGGAAAAGAGAGACAAGGGCGGTCACACCATTTTCACAAACGGGAAAGATATAGAGCCAGTGCCGAGGCACAACGAGCTGAATGAGATACTTGTGCAGACGATAATTAAGCGGCGGGGCTAAAATAGTCCCCGTGAAAGAAAGGAAATGACGACATGACAAAAGTTTACCCGGTTATCATCACCCCGACAAAAGACGGATATGTTGTTTATGTGCCGGATTTTAACGTAAACACACAGGGAAGCACCCTTGCAGACGCAATATATATGTCGCGTGATGTTATAGGAATTTGCGGTATAGACATGCAGGATGATGGGAAACCACTGCCCGAACCGTCTATATCTACACCAACTCACGACGAAAGGGACATTGTTTCATGGATTGATATAGATTTTGCGAAATATCGACTTGCGAACGATATGTCAACCATGCGGATTAACGTATCACTTCCGACGTACCTAAAAGCGCGCAGCGACGAAGCAGGGCTTAGCTGCTCACAGGTTTTGCAGGAAGCTTTAAGGGAAAGACTTCGCATAGACTAATCAAATACCAGAAGAGGGCTAAACCGTCAGGTATAGCCCTCTTTCTGTGTGCTTACGTTTCGGGAATGGTCGCAGAGACAACCCACAGAGGGGAAGTAAACCACCCTGCGGCGATTACATCAGGGGTTACACCCACAGGGAGGTTCGGGTCGTCGTCTATCATGCGGCGGTATGTATTCAACGCCTGACTCATTGCGATTGCAGCTGGAATAGTTCCATCCTGCCAGTTTATGGCGTTTGTGCCTGTGCCGGTCGTCTCGTCAGCAACAGCGGGTTTCACCTTGTAAACCCTAAGGTAGCGGAAAGCCCCGTTTGCTTTGCGAATACGGTAGCCGAAAGCCATTTCGATAGGGTTAATCGCCCCTTCTTCAAGCAATCCGTTTTCATATTTCTGACCGTACCACTCGGCACGGTCTTCCGGCGGAAGGTCGGGGCACTGAATGCCGAGGGTCATGTCGCCGAGCTGGGCGGCGGTTGCGTAGGCGATATTGTCCGCCCAATATGTGCCCGTCTGGGCGTTTGGAGCAAATGCAATCTGAACCATGCCGGGAAGCTTTTTAACTTCAGAATAAGTCAGCCCGTCAGGGTCCCCGGCGGTGTCGGTGAGGACTTTCGCCCAATGACCCATGCCAACGCCGGTTTTTGGCAGATAATTCTTTGTGTTAGCCATGTGTAAAATCTCCTTTGTTATAAAATTTCGTTAATTGTTCGCATGAAGATGTCTGCGGCTTCTTCGGCGACATCGTCGGCGGATGCCTCCGCGCCGTCCTTTACCCAAAAAGTTGCGGGCATAGGGTTTTGACCGTTATCGTTTGCGCCGAATTCATGGATAAACCCGATTTCAGCGTTGCGGGTGATTGTTTTACCTCGCGTTCTTGTACCGCGTGGGTAGATGGTTGCGAATTCGCCGCTTTTATCAACTATTACAGAAATTGATTCAGCGAGTTCCCCCGTGTCTACGAGGTTTTTGTCCTTGACGCTTTTCTGTAAATGAACTTTGATGATTTCGCCGCCCTTTGGCAGAAGCTCCGCCTTGACGCCCTTGCGAGCGGCCTGTTCGAGTTGTCCGAGCTTTGAAACGAACTCGTCCATTGTAAAAGTTCCGACTTTCGCCATTCACCTCACCTCCGCGTATTCGCATTCGAAAATTCGGCGCTGTTTGCCGCCGTTGCCTGCGACAAGCCCCTCGATTCCTCCGTCTATGTCGGCGGGGTATGTGAAGCCTGCGGCGAAAAGGCGCTCCGCCGTTGTTCTGCGCAGCGCGAGCGAATTGAAGCGGCGTGGGCAAAACAGATTAACAAGAACGTCGTACAAGAGAGCGGACGGCGCGTTGTCCTCGTGATGGTACGGTCTTGCGCGGACGGTGAAAACGAAATATACATCCGCATCACCATCGTACATATCCGACTCGACAGGGGCGAGGTCGGAAAGCGCGGCGATTATGCGCTTGTTTACCGTCATACGCTCGTGATCCTCCTTGCTACGGACCCCGGAGCGGTATCGAGCGAACAGTTAAGCTCGACGATTTCGCCGTTCTTGGTAAACGAGCGAACGACACTGTAAACGGTGATTTCATCCGCTCCGGGGTGTTTGTATTCGATTAAGGTTTCGCCCTCATAGTCGGCGGCTCGCACGTTGAACACGAGGGCTACAGTCATGCCTGCCTGCTGCGCGGCGTAGAACTCGCTGCGGCGCACGGACTGAACGTCAACGAAAACCTCGCGTCGGGAAGTTTCGGTTTCAACTGTGTAGCCATCGCTATCCGGCGCAGACTCGACCTTGATAAGGGTTGCAACGTCTCTCCAGAGCATACTAACCTCCTGTCACGGTGTAGCGGTCTGAATTGATTAACCGCTTTTTCAGGTCATTGTAAGATAGCCTGAAATCGGCCGCGTCGTCATTGTCAAGTCCGAATTCCGCCTTGAGGTATGTCGAAATCGCCTGTTTTATCAGCGGATCGTCCTCGTCCTGCACTCTGTCAGCGCGGACGCCGCCGAGAACGAGGTCGTCTCTGGCGGCGTTTATCAAATCTGTGATTTCCTCGTCAAGGCGTGGGGTTGTGGTACGCAGACGGGCGCGCATAGAGGCGACATACTCAGACGAAGTCGTGTAGGCCGCGAATTCGCTCATAATGCGCCACCTTAAGCTTTCTTCGTGCGGAGGAATCCGTTGTATGTAGTCACGTTGCCGCCGACCATAACCTCGCCCATGACGGCGAGCAAACCCTCTGCGAACTTGTAGTCGGAAGAAACGGTTACATCATAGGGTCCGAACAAATTGAGCTGATACGCGAGCGGCTTGCCGTAGGACATGGTATATGCGCCGGAGGCAGCGTCTGCAAGCGCCGGGAGTGCGTTATTTATGCAGAAGCGGGCTGCGAGGCCGCCCTCTTTGATTGTGCCTGTGGTGGTAGAGCCGGGGTCGAAGGTGAACTCATAGATTGCCTTCTTTTCGTTTGTTCCGCGAACATCTCCGAATGCAATAAGATCCTTTTTGTTCAGGAACAGGACGCCTCCGCCCTCTACTGCGTCATCGCCGCCATACGAGAGCACGATTTTGCGGAGGGTTGTCGCGTCAATTGCGGCTATCTCGATGTCGGAGGTCGCCTGAATAGCGGCCGCCTTGAGAATGCCGGTAATTTCGGGTGTCGCTGCGGCAGGGTCTCCGGCAATAATCAAGCGTCCGATTTGCTTGCGGAG